GCCATGGAGGCCCATCAGTTTATTAAGGCTCCTGGCATCACTACTGCTATTGAGCAGGCTGCTCTAGCAGCGGCCAACTCTGCCCTTGCGAATGCTGTGGTAGTTAGGCCTTTTCTCTCTCACCAGCAGATTGAGATCCTTATTAACCTAATGCAACCTCGCCAGCTTGTTTTCCGCCCCGAGGTTTTCTGGAACCATCCCATCCAGCGTGTTATCCATAATGAGCTGGAGCTTTACTGTCGCGCCCGTTCCGGCCGCTGCCTTGAAATTGGTGCCCACCCCCGCTCAATAAATGATAACCCTAATGTGGTCCACCGCTGCTTCCTCCGCCCTGCCGGGCGTGATGTTCAGCGTTGGTATACTGCCCCTACCCGCGGGCCGGCTGCTAATTGCCGGCGTTCCGCACTGCGCGGGCTCCCCGCTGCTGACCGCACTTACTGCTTCGACGGGTTTTCTGGCTGTAACTTTCCCGCCGAGACTGGCGTCGCCCTCTATTCTCTCCATGATATGTCACCATCTGATGTCGCCGAGGCTATGTTCCGCCATGGTATGACGCGGCTTTACGCTGCCCTCCACCTCCCGCCTGAGGTCCTGTTGCCCCCTGGCACATACCGCACCGCGTCGTACTTGCTGATCCATGACGGCAGGCGCGTTGTGGTGACGTATGAGGGTGACACTAGTGCTGGTTATAACCACGATGTTTCCAACCTGCGCTCCTGGATTAGAACCACTAAGGTTACCGGAGACCATCCTCTCGTCATTGAGCGGGTTAGGGCCATTGGCTGCCACTTTGTCCTCTTACTCACGGCAGCCCCGGAGCCATCACCTACGCCCTATGTTCCTTACCCCCGGTCTACCGAGGTCTATGTCCGATCGATCTTCGGCCCGGGTGGTACCCCCTCCCTATTTCCAACCTCATGCTCCACTAAGTCGACCTTCCATGCTGTCCCTGCCCATATCTGGGACCGTCTCATGTTGTTCGGGGCCACCCTAGATGACCAAGCCTTTTGCTGCTCCCGCCTAATGACTTACCTCCGTGGCATTAGCTACAAGGTTACTGTGGGCACCCTTGTTGCCAATGAAGGCTGGAACGCCTCTGAGGTCGCTCTTACAGCTGTCATCACTGCCGCCTACCTTACCATCTGCCACCAGCGGTACCTCCGCACTCAGGCTATATCTAAGGGGATGCGCCGTCTGGAGCGGGAGCATGCTCAGAAGTTTATAACACGCCTCTACAGTTGGCTCTTTGAGAAGTCCGGCCGTGATTATATCCCCGGCCGTCAGTTGGAGTTCTACGCTCAGTGTAGGCGCTGGCTCTCGGCCGGCTTTCATCTTGACCCACGGGTGTTGGTTTTTGATGAGTCGGCCCCCTGCCACTGTAGGACTGCGATTCGTAAGGCGGTCTCAAAGTTTTGCTGTTTTATGAAGTGGCTGGGCCAGGAGTGCACCTGTTTCCTACAACCTGCAGAAGGCGCCGTCGGCGACCAGGGCCATGACAACGAGGCCTATGAGGGGTCTGATGTCGACCCCGCTGAATCCGCTATTAGTGACATATCTGGGTCCTACGTCGTCCCTGGCACTGCCCTCCAACCGCTTTACCAAGCCCTTGACCTCCCCGCTGAGATTGTGGCTCGTGCAGGCCGGCTGACCGCCACAGTAAAGGTCTCCCAGGTCGACGGGCGGATCGATTGTGAGACCCTTCTCGGTAATAAAACCTTCCGCACGTCGTTTGTTGACGGGGCGGTTTTAGAGACTAATGGCCCAGAGCGCCACAATCTCTCTTTTGATGCCAGTCAGAGCACTATGGCCGCCGGCCCTTTCAGTCTCACCTATGCCGCCTCTGCTGCTGGGCTGGAGGTGCGCTATGTCGCTGCCGGGCTTGACCACCGGGCGGTTTTTGCCCCCGGCGTTTCACCCCGGTCAGCCCCTGGCGAGGTCACCGCCTTTTGTTCTGCCCTATACAGGTTTAATCGCGAGGCCCAGCGCCTTTCGCTCACCGGTAATTTTTGGTTCCATCCTGAGGGGCTCCTTGGCCCCTTTGCCCCGTTTTCCCCCGGGCATGTTTGGGAGTCGGCTAATCCATTCTGTGGAGAGAGCACACTTTACACCCGCACTTGGTCGGAGGTTGATGCTGTTTCTAGTCCAGCCCAGCCCGACTTAGGTTTTATATCTGAGCCTTCTATACCTAGTAGGGCCGCCACACTTACCCCGGCGGCCCCTCTACCCCCCCCTGCACCGGATCCTTCCCCTACTCCCTCTGCTCCGGCGCGTGGTGAGCCGGCTCCTGGCGCTACCGCCCGGGCCCCGGCCATAACCCACCAGGCGGCCCGGCATCGCCGCCTGCTCTTTACCTACCCGGATGGCTCTAAGGTATTCGCCGGCTCGCTGTTTGAGTCGACATGTACCTGGCTCGTTAACGCGTCTAATGTTGACCACCGCCCTGGCGGTGGGCTCTGTCATGCATTTTACCAAAGGTACCCCGCATCCTTTGATGCTGCCTCTTTTGTGATGCGCGACGGCGCGGCCGCCTATACATTAACCCCCCGGCCAATAATTCACGCCGTCGCTCCTGATTATAGGTTGGAACATAACCCAAAGATGCTTGAGGCTGCCTACCGGGAGACTTGCTCCCGCCTCGGTACCGCTGCATACCCACTCCTCGGGACCGGCATATACCAGGTGCCGATCGGTCCCAGTTTTGACGCCTGGGAGCGGAATCACCGCCCCGGGGATGAGTTGTACCTTCCTGAGCTTGCTGCCAGATGGTTCGAGGCCAATAGGCCGACCTGCCCAACTCTCACTATAACTGAGGATGTTGCACGGACAGCAAATCTGGCTATCGAACTTGACTCAGCCACAGACGTCGGCCGGGCCTGTGCCGGCTGTCGAGTCACCCCCGGCGTTGTGCAGTACCAGTTTACCGCAGGTGTGCCTGGATCCGGCAAGTCCCGCTCTATTACCCAAGCCGACGTGGACGTTGTCGTGGTCCCGACCCGTGAGTTGCGTAATGCCTGGCGCCGCCGCGGCTTCGCTGCTTTCACCCCGCACACTGCCGCCAGAGTCACCCAGGGGCGCCGGGTTGTCATTGATGAGGCCCCGTCCCTTCCCCCTCACTTGCTGCTGCTCCACATGCAGCGGGCCGCCACCGTCCACCTTCTTGGTGACCCGAATCAGATCCCAGCCATCGACTTTGAGCACGCCGGGCTCGTTCCCGCCATCAGGCCCGATTTGGCCCCCACCTCCTGGTGGCATGTGACCCATCGCTGCCCTGCGGATGTATGTGAGCTGATCCGTGGCGCATACCCTATGATTCAGACCACTAGTCGGGTCCTCCGGTCGTTGTTCTGGGGTGAGCCTGCTGTTGGGCAGAAACTAGTGTTCACCCAGGCAGCTAAGGCCGCCAACCCCGGTTCAGTGACGGTCCATGAGGCACAGGGCGCTACCTACACAGAGACTACCATTATTGCCACGGCAGATGCTCGAGGCCTCATTCAGTCGTCCCGAGCTCATGCCATTGTTGCCTTGACGCGCCACACTGAGAAGTGCGTCATCATTGACGCACCAGGCCTGCTTCGCGAGGTGGGCATCTCCGATGCAATCGTTAATAACTTTTTCCTTGCTGGTGGCGAAATTGGCCACCAGCGCCCATCTGTTATCCCTCGCGGCAATCCTGACGCCAATGTTGACACCTTGGCTGCCTTCCCGCCGTCTTGCCAGATTAGCGCCTTCCATCAGTTGGCTGAGGAGCTTGGCCACAGACCTGCCCCTGTCGCGGCTGTTCTACCGCCCTGCCCTGAGCTTGAACAGGGCCTTCTCTACCTGCCCCAAGAACTCACCACCTGTGATAGTGTCGTAACATTTGAATTAACAGATATTGTGCACTGTCGTATGGCCGCCCCGAGCCAGCGCAAGGCCGTGCTGTCCACGCTTGTGGGCCATTACGGCCGCCGCACAAAGCTCTACAATGCCTCCCACTCTGATGTTCGCGACTCTCTCGCCCGTTTTATCCCGGCCATTGGCCACGTACAGGTTACAACCTGTGAATTGTACGAGCTAGTGGAGGCCATGGTCGAGAAGGGCCAGGACGGCTCCGCCGTCCTTGAGCTCGACCTTTGTAACCGCGACGTGTCCAGGATCACCTTCTTCCAGAAAGATTGTAATAAATTCACCACGGGGGAGACCATCGCCCATGGTAAAGTGGGCCAGGGCATTTCGGCCTGGAGTAAGACCTTCTGTGCCCTTTTCGGCCCCTGGTTCCGTGCTATTGAGAAGGCTATCCTGGCCCTGCTCCCTCAGGGTGTGTTTTATGGGGATGCCTTTGATGACACCGTCTTCTCGGCGGCTGTGGCCGCAGCAAGGGCATCCATGGTGTTTGAGAATGACTTTTCTGAGTTTGATTCCACCCAGAATAATTTTTCCTTGGGCCTAGAGTGTGCTATTATGGTGGAGTGTGGGATGCCGCAGTGGCTCATCCGCTTGTACCACCTTATAAGGTCTGCGTGGATTCTGCAGGCCCCGAAGGAGTCCCTGCGAGGGTTTTGGAAGAAACACTCCGGTGAGCCCGGCACCCTTCTATGGAATACAGTCTGGAACATGGCCGTTATCACCCACTGTTATGATTTCCGCGATCTGCAGGTGGCCGCCTTTAAAGGTGATGATTCGATAGTGCTTTGCAGTGAGTACCGTCAGAGCCCAGGGGCTGCTGTCCTGATTGCTGGCTGTGGCCTAAAGTTGAAGGTGGATTTCCGTCCGATTGGTTTGTATGCAGGTGTTGTGGTGGCCCCCGGCCTTGGCGCGCTTCCTGACGTCGTGCGCTTCGCCGGCCGGCTTACTGAGAAGAATTGGGGCCCTGGCCCCGAGCGGGCGAAGCAGCTCCGCCTCGCTGTGAGTGATTTTCTCCGCAAGCTCACGAATGTAGCTCAGATGTGTGTGGATGTTGTCTCTCGTGTTTATGGGGTTTCCCCTGGACTCGTTCATAACCTGATTGGCATGCTACAGGCTGTTGCTGACGGCAAGGCTCATTTCACTGAGTCAGTGAAGCCAGTGCTCGACCTGACAAATTCAATCCTGTGTCGGGTGGAATGAATAACATGTCTTCTGCTGCGCCCATGGGTTCGCGACCATGCGCCCTCGGCCTATTTTGCTGTTGCTCCTCATGTTTCTGCCTATGCTGCCCGCGCCACCGCCCGGTCAGCCGTCTGGCCGCCGCCGTGGGCGGCGCAGCGGCGGTTCCGGCGGTGGTTTCTGGGGTGACCGGGCTGATTCTCAGCCCTTCGCAATCCCCTATATTCATCCAACCAACCCCTTCGCCCCCGATGTCACCGCTGCGGCCGGGGCTGGACCTCGTGTTCGCCAACCCGCCCGACCACTCGGCTCCGCTTGGCGTGACCAGGCCCAGCGCCCCGCCGCTGCCTCACGTCGTAGACCTACCACAGCTGGGGCCGCGCCGCTAACCGCGGTCGCTCCGGCCCATGACACCCCGCCAGTGCCTGATGTTGACTCCCGCGGCGCCATCCTGCGCCGGCAGTATAACCTATCAACATCTCCCCTTACCTCTTCCGTGGCCACCGGTACAAACTTGGTTCTTTACGCCGCTCCTCTTAGCCCGCTTCTACCCCTCCAGGACGGCACCAATACTCATATAATGGCTACAGAAGCTTCTAATTATGCCCAGTACCGGGTTGTTCGTGCTACAATTCGCTACCGCCCGCTGGTCCCCAACGCTGTTGGTGGCTACGCCATCTCCATCTCGTTCTGGCCACAGACCACCACCACCCCGACGTCCGTTGACATGAATTCAATAACCTCGACTGATGTTCGTATTTTAGTCCAGCCCGGCATAGCCTCCGAGCATGTTATCCCAAGTGAGCGCCTACACTATCGTAACCAAGGTTGGCGCTCTGTTGAGACCTCCGGGGTGGCGGAGGAGGAGGCCACCTCTGGTCTTGTTATGCTTTGCATACATGGCTCACTCGTAAACTCTTATACTAATACACCTTATACCGGTGCCCTCGGGCTGTTGGACTTTGCCCTCGAACTTGAGTTCCGCAACCTCACCCCCGGTAATACCAACACGCGGGTCTCCCGTTACTCCAGCACTGCCCGTCACCGCCTTCGTCGCGGTGCAGATGGGACTGCCGAGCTCACCACCACGGCTGCTACCCGCTTCATGAAGGACCTCTATTTTACTAGTACTAATGGTGTCGGTGAGATCGGCCGCGGGATAGCGCTTACCCTGTTTAACCTTGCTGACACCCTGCTTGGCGGTCTACCGACAGAATTGATTTCGTCGGCTGGTGGCCAGCTGTTCTACTCTCGCCCCGTCGTCTCAGCCAATGGCGAGCCGACTGTTAAGCTGTATACATCTGTAGAGAATGCTCAGCAGGATAAGGGTATTGCAATCCCGCATGACATCGACCTCGGGGAATCTCGTGTAGTTATTCAGGATTATGATAACCAACATGAGCAGGACCGACCGACACCTTCCCCAGCCCCATCGCGCCCCTTTTCTGTCCTCCGAGCTAATGATGTGCTTTGGCTTTCTCTCACCGCTGCCGAGTATGACCAGTCCACTTACGGCTCTTCGACCGGCCCAGTCTATGTCTCTGACTCTGTGACCTTGGTTAATGTAGCGACCGGCGCGCAGGCCGTTGCCCGGTCGCTCGACTGGACCAAGGTCACACTTGATGGTCGCCCCCTTTCCACCACCCAGCAGTATTCAAAGACCTTCTTTGTCCTGCCGCTCCGCGGTAAGCTCTCCTTTTGGGAGGCAGGTACTACTAAAGCCGGGTACCCTTATAATTATAACACCACTGCTAGTGACCAACTGCTCGTTGAGAATGCCGCTGGGCATCGGGTTGCTATTTCCACTTACACCACTAGCCTGGGTGCTGGCCCCGTCTCTATTTCCGCGGTTGCTGTTTTAGCCCCCCACTCTGCGCTAGCATTGCTTGAGGATACCATGGACTACCCTGCCCGCGCCCATACTTTCGATGACTTCTGCCCGGAGTGCCGCCCCCTTGGCCTCCAGGGCTGTGCTTTTCAGTCTACTGTCGCTGAGCTTCAGCGCCTTAAGATGAAGGTGGGTAAAACTCGGGAGTTATAGTTTATTTGCTTGTGCCCCCCTTCTTTCTGTTGCTTATTTCTCATTTCTGCGTTCCGCGCTCCCTGAAAAAA